CGTCAAGCCGCCGCTCTCACGGTCGCGGCTCTCGCGGCGGGTATCAATCTCCGCGACATCGCGGCGGATGCGACCGTCAACATTCCGCGCCGCTTCAATCTCGGCGCGGATGCATACGTTATCGAAAACGGATGCGCGGCGGATTGCGTCAGCGTCGGTCTCGCGACCTACACGGAAGCGGCGGAAGCGTTCACGGTCTCTGCAAAGCAAGCCGCGCAAATCGCCGCTCTACTCGGCGCGGCGCGGCTCTCCATCCCCCTGCCCGTCGCGGCATAAGCAAATCGGGGCGGGTTAATTCCCGCCCCATCCTCTCAATTCTCAATCGCGGGAATATCCAAATGCTCAATCTCTCCAATTGCTTTTCTTCCAATATCATCGCCCGCGCGAATTGCATCAATTCGCCCGATCAATTCACCGTCTATTACATCGCCGGAATTGCAATTCTCGCAATCATTGCGGCGGTAATTGCAAAGCGGATTTAATCCCGCAATTAATACCGGGCGCAATTCAATTAGCGCCCGGATTGCAATTCAATTAACGGACCCATTAATTCAAAAAATTAAATATATACGGCTGTATCTCTAGGAGTCGGGGAATGATGGCTTGTTTTTTACGATTCTATATAACACATTCTTATGGGTGGAAATTTCAGGGTACATAACACATTTCACAGGCAGACCAGCTAGATCGGCTCTTTGGTAAACATAACAGATTGGCACACTGTATAACAAATTCTACCAAGAGACCAAACAGACCAACAGTCGGGAAAATTTTGGACCAGTATCACAAATTGGTATAACAAAATAATCCATGCGAATAACCTGACTTGTATATAACATATTCCAAAACATGTCCCGATCATCTAATCTCGTATCACACACTTAACCATCGCGTCTCCTTGCGCTACAGAAAGCACAACGCATCATGACCCGTCGCTCATCTTACGAGACCTTCACACTAAGCTGCACCTGCATCTGGTGCCGGAAGGTCACCAAATCGGTCGAGATTTCTCCGACTGTCGCGCCGAAACACTTCTTGTCAACTCTCGCTACGACTCTCGCGGATTTCAACTGGCAAGCTGTTCGCATCAACGACAAGATCGTCGGTCGTATCTGCCCGTCCTGCTATCAGTCCAACTTCGCTGCGGACGAAGAGGAAGAGGACGATGCAATCGATTACAACACGGTGTCAGATGAAACTGCGCGACTGTCTGCTTGACGCTGACGAGGTTCAGGCTTCGTACTGGCCATCGGTTGCGGACGTTCTGACACCCAAGCTGTACAATCACGTGGGCAATCACAGGTATGTCGAACCTTGTGCAGGTAACGGTGCGCTGATTCGATTGCTTTCGTCTTGGCGAGCTAAATGCACGTATGCTTGTGACGTGAATCCTCGCGAAGACTGGATTGAATCTCGGGACGCGCTTACTCTTGATCGGAGCGATTTGGGCAATGCACAACTCGTTGTCACCAATCCTCCGTTCAACTCGGGGTTTGTCTATAATTTCTTGGATAGGTATATACCTTTCGGCTTGCCTGTCTGGTTATTGTTGCCCGTTGACTTCGGTTGTAGACAAACTTCGGGCTTTGTCATGCCCTATTGTGAGCGCATGGTTGTGATCGGTCAGATCGGGTGGTTCATCGGTAGCTCGAAAGGCTATCGTCAATTTGCGTGGTACAAGTTTACTGATGTGAAATATAATCAGTGCGTATTCGAATGGCTCGATCCTACACAAGGGTCTAGTCGGGTGCCGGATCGTTTCAAAGCTTGATATAACGGATTTTTTGTCCTACAATCGATTGTACGGATTCACTCTATATAACAGAAAGGACTATCGCGGTGGGTGTGAGAGGCGACGGGTACTATTCGGAAATTGCGGACAAGGATTTGGTGAAAAGTGTCTCAACTGATCCTGCTTCCTTCTTTGTCGCGTTTGGCAATGCGCCGGGCTACGAGGATTTGGCTCGGGTGTTGGCTGCTGCGTATGACCAGTCTGCGCGGGGAAAGGGCGCTGAGCGACACGCACGTGGTCAGGCGTTTGAGAATCAGCCAATTCGCACAATTCCACTGATGCTCGGTGCGCATGAGGGTCTTGGTGGGTTGGCGTATCAGGTGATAAAGAAAACGCAGGAAGCGGTGGGCATGTCCAGTCGCGGTATGACTGAGCATGCGAAGAAAGAGTTGCTCGGTGCTATCGTTTACGCGGCGGCTGCGTATCTGCACATCGAACACTATGAAGAACAAGGGCGCACCGATGCCGAGGGTTGAACTCACTCCCTCACAGGTCGCGTTCATCAAACAGAACTGCCTCGATTCGATTCACTTTCTGGATCAGATAATGAGTCGGCCGGAGGCGGACGAACGTGCGCTTCCCTATCTGACGGAGAGGCGGGTCAAGTTTCAGCAACTCTACGACGATCTGTGCGGCGTGCAAGGCAATGTGGATGCGCGACCCGCCGATTGTCGCTTTCGCTTGAAGGACGAGGGCAAACCGTATCCAAGGTCGGGGTGCAGGGCGTGCGGCGCTAATCTCACTACGCTCGGCAACTATTGTCGGGATGTTGACAGAACGAAACACGTTGCGCCCGGTCACGACAGCGGCTAAGCTCTACTTGCGAACGGGGTCGGCCCGTGGCCTGCTGCGGTTCCTCTCTTTCCCGGCGACTGATCATCGCTATACGGTTGTGAGAGGCCAGTGTGAAGCGTCTGACACTCGGGCGCTTTTGGCTGAATGTGGGTGTGTAGCACAAACCCCTTCCCCGTTCGCACTGATCTTCACATACATATTGCTCCGGGGCTGGTTGCGGGTTAAACTATGCTTGCAATCGACTACAACACATAACGGAGCGTTACCATGCCCATCATTGACAACTCTTATACCAAGCGCGTGTTGCAACTGCTTGCGAAAGCAAATCCGCAAGACGGCGTTTCGTGCATCGACACCCGTGACGACTTCCTGTTCGAGGCGCAATTCGATTGCGGTCCCGTTCAGAAAGTGACCGTCAACTTTGCCAAGGCGCAATTCGAAAGCTATACGCCCGAGGAAGCCGCGGGTTATATCGCGACCGTCGCCGGATTGTTCGTCACTGTGATGGTGCAAGCGCGGGCCATTCACGACAATCCTTCGGACATGTACGAGGACGGCGAACGTCCCGTGCTTGGCGACGAGGACGCGGCATGAAAACGGCACACCAAGGGCGGGCCGACGATGTTCGCGAGTGCGTTGCGGCGCTCAACGAAGCTATCGTACGTGCGCGTGACGGCGGACTGGTTGTCAAGCTGGAAGTGATCGAGCAGCAAACGATCATGCAGGAAGGCACACGTCCGGTCGCGGTCGTGCATCTGTTTCTGCCGATCTGACGGGGTACACATGAAACACTTCTGGTACAGGCTTACGATAGTGCTTACCTTCGTCGTGGGATGGGTGTCGTACTATCTCAACAATCCGTTGCTCTTGATCGGCTACGGTCTCGGTATACAGATGGCAGTTCTCATGATGCGGGATGATTACGACGAATGAAGCGCCAGATCATAACGAAGCAGGCTGAACGCGCGGCCCACAAGGCCAAGCTTGCGCAATTCGATGCGTTCATTCGTGACAAGGGATTTGCGCGGCACATGTCGGCAGATCGCATACCCAAGAATCCGGCTGTCGTGCGGTCGGTATACGAACAGGCGGGGATAAAGGACGAAGGGTCTTTCGTCACGTTTCCCGACTATCCCGATCTGCGCTTTGCGGTCAAGTCGGCGGCTGTATGGCTGGACAATCGCATGGCTCCCATGCCGAACATGCCAAAGATCGTGCTGCCCGTCAAGGAAACCAAGGCGGCTATCCTGCTCGAAATGTTCGGCATGCCGGGGTGCCATTTTTGGGTGGAGCTATCGGTGTACATGCGCATGTTCGGTATCGAACCTGAACCTGTACAAACTCCTGTGCGTCGGTTGTCATGGCCCGAGGCGCATGACCGGATACAGAACGCACGTGCGCGCAGACCGAACGACGGAGGCGATTTCTGACATGGGTTTTCGGAATATACACATATGTGCGGCTGGCGAAGCGCCCGTGCCGTACGTAAAGTGGGAACTGTACGATCTTATCGCGGTTTACGACGCAAAGGATCAAAGCTACAATCTGCTGCGTATCAGCTTTCCGCTTGGTCGCGGCCAGTATCGTGCAGGGGACAACATCAATGCTTACAGTCTCGCCCAGATTGTTCGAAAGGCTGTCGAAACACCTTAACTACCGTGATCAGTACGCCGCCTTGAGTGACGGTAGCATAGCTATCGCACTGTACATGGAAATAGACGAAGAACCGGAGTACGAATCGTTTTTGTCGGCAATGTCTGCGCCACTCGTTACCCATGTGCACGAGATATGGCGCAACTCGGTAGGGTCTGATTCCTATTACGTTTTCCTGAAAGAAAGCGATCTGAGCGTAGGGGTCGCGTACAATCGATTGCAGGAAAATGCCATAGTATACGAAGAAACGCTTGAAAAGCACCAAATCCTGTGCCATATATCGTGCGCGGTTGCCCCTTTATTGCGCCTAGCCTTTACAAACTGGCAGGCCCGCACAGCCAAGGGGGCGACACACCATGAAAGGAGGGCATCACCATGGGCACAGTAAACGAAGATCGGCTTTGGTACGCAGAGCAGGCACGGTTCGACGGAACATTCTCTCCGGTGGTCACCCTCGGGCGTCCGGTCGAAGTGCGTGCTGACAGGACGCGGGTGAAATACCGCAACATGTTCCCGCTGCCAGAGCATATCACCAACCGCAACCTTCCCGAATTGGGTGACATTCCGATGTTTTTCGGGCCGAAAGCGGCCTGACAGAGCATCCGAAACGGCTTGCGTCCGTGGTGGCGCAAGCCTATCCTTACCCTCACTAAAGCCTTGCAATCGACTGCAAGCAAATAAAGGATACTGCCATGGCTTACAGCCGGGAGAATACCGTGCGTCGTACGTTCGCCAGCATGCAGAAGCTTCCTGCCAAGTTTCTGCGGACGGTCGGGGAAACTCTGCGGGTTGAACCGCGCTACACCAGCGAGAACGGGCGGATTGTTCTGCCCTCGGACAACGCGGAAAAGTACGTTGACTTCATCCGTACGGACGGCGGCGTTGTCGGCATCATGGGTGGTCAGCGTTACGTGGTTTTCGGCAGGGAATAGGGCGCTTATTGACATGGGCAAAAATCCGTGATACGTATCGTCAACAACATGCAGTCCGGTCACTCCATGCCCATCAAGAAGCGTTCCGCAATTCCAGTCATCGCCAAGGGAGGTCGTCGTGCGGACGGTGACCTCCCCTCCCGTTTACCGGGCAAGCCGCTTTCCGATCTTCTCAAGGAATATCAACGTGCGCAGTCCGACGCGGATTGGCGCGGCGATTTCGACCTTGCCGACGACTATCTTGACAAGATCAAGGAAGTCCAAGCCCGCATCGATGCGGGCGAATTGTACGAGGTCGATTTCTGATGCCGATCAAGCAACGCCCACGCCTTAACGAAGACTACACCAAAGCTTTGATGCTGCGCGAAGACGTACGGCAAGCCTTCACGGATTTTCGCGCCAAGCTGGAAGAGGCCATAGGCGACGATTTCCATCCCGACGATCTTTCCGTCACTGTTGTGGTCGAGTACGCGGGCAGAGCCAATATTCTGACCGATGTGGTCGATTACGATCACTTGACCGACACGCTGCAATCGATTGTAGCGAAGCGCGGCGAGCTAGGCCCGGTCGAACCGTGACCGATTCGCGGCCTACCGTCCCCAAGGAAGCCGCGCAATTACTCATCGATACATTGCGCAGACAGTTGCAGGACTGCGCTGCACCCGAGGCAAAGCTTGCATTGCGCTCGGCCATTCTTTTTGAAATGATGCACCTATCCGAACCCGTTATAGAGGAACCCATGCCCAAGCGCGCAGACCCCGGCCCACGCCGTCGCCTCGTACTCGAAGCGGACACCAAGCAGATATTCGTATGTGACGAATACTACCCCGCTGATTATGGCCGGGTGCATCTTATGCGGGAAAGCCGATATGGTACATTCAACATATTCGACATGAGCCTCGAATATGCCAAGTGCGCCGTGGGTATCAACGCCATCCTCCACGACGATACGGAGTGGCCCGCCGATCTTACCACCGTGGATGAAATCGAAAACTACTTCAAAGAGGGAATCTCATGAAACTCGTCAAGAAACAACTCGCCCGTGAACTCGCCCACGAATTCGAGACCTCCATCGCGCAGGCCGAACGCATGCTCACCGCAGTGTTCGACAACTTCGCGGAGAATCTCGGCGCGGGGCACGACATCGACATCGCTGGCTTCGGCAAGTTTTCGATCCGCGTACGCAAGGCAGGCGTCAGCCGTAACCCGCAAACCGGGGAAACCAAGGAAGTGCCTGCCAAGTGCGTGCTCAAGTTCACACCCAAGCCCGAACTCAAGAACGCGGTAGCGGCCATCGAAATCGAGGACTGACGCCGTGAAGATGCGCTATTTCACCGGACCCGCCACGCTTCATCGGGATACCGAGAAGGCGGTCATGATCAGCTTCGACTGGTCGGATGTTGGCTACGTCGCCAGCCAAGTTTTCGTGCCAAAGAGCGTCTTCCACGAAAGCTGCCAAGACGACATCGAAGACGCTTGCGAGGGAGATACCATCGAAGTTTCGTTGGCAGAGTGGTGGCTTCGTCGCAACATCGTCTCAGCTTAGGAGAAGCAACATGCAGACGACCGGAATCAACAGACTTATCATGCACCACACGGGCGGCGGTCTCATTCCGAGTGCCTACGACCTCACCCGCTACCACGGCGCTACTGACGTGCACGGGAAGCACCACGAAGGGAAGTTTCCCATCAGCGCCAATCGTGCAGGCGCACCGCTTCGGTCTGGCAAGTACGCAGCCCATTGCAAGAACCTGAACTCGGGCAGCGCCGGGGAAACCCTTGCAGGCATGGCGCGGTCCACGTGGGCCAAGCCGTATGACCACAACACCTTCTTTTCGCAACAGCAGGTCGAGGCGTTCATTCTGCGGTGTGCGCTCGTTGTCGCGCAGTACCGCCTTTCCATCGGACGGCGAACAACTCTTTCTCACGCAGAGGTCGAAATCACGCTCGGCGTCGATCAGGAGGCCAAGTGGGATTTTGACTACAATCCCTTCGGTCCAACCGCGAGGCCGCAAGGCACACGTGATCCGGTCATCCTTGGCGACATGATGCGGGAACGCATGGACCATGCGATGAAGCGGGCGCGCAGCATGCTTGAGAACGCCCCTTCCGATCCCTACGCCCCCGTGATCGAATTCCCGCTTGAACCGCTTGCACAGTATATCGAGCATCCCCATGTTTGCATCCTGCAACGGCGGCTCAATGAATGGCGTACCGCGTTTCAGCGGCCCAAGCCGCTCGGCAAGGATGCCTTGGTCGTTGACGGTAGGTTCGGCCCTGCTACCGCCCGCGCCGTCAGGTTCTATCAAGGCAAGAGCAACTTGCTACCGGACGGCAGGGTTGCCGAAATGACGTGGCTTTCTCTGTTCGGTAGCCTCGCCAACATCCAAGCAGTTCTTGCTGGACCCTATTGACGCAACCACAGGTTGTAACTACATTGGCGCGGGGAAAGCAACGGCAGCTAACCCTACCTCCCTGAGACTGCGGGCGGGGCTTTGGCCTCGCCCGATTTTTTCGAGGTATCATGAAAAAGAAAATCAAACTCATTCGCCGCAAGGTCGATCCCCACGTAGCCAAGTGTACCGACATCTGCAATCGATTGCAGCATCACGGGCAAGTGTCGGCGGCTTTACAGGAGCTAGCGCGGGAAGCCAATCTCTCCCCTTGTAGCGAACCCTATCAATGGGCGGGGCTATGCGCCGATCTAATGGAGCGCGTTGACTGCAAGGTCGAAACTCTGCAAATCAACTATCCAGACAACACCAGTTTCAGGGTTTGCATGACGTACACCGACAGGAAAAAGAAACCGCTATATGGCCATATTTTTCCTGTCAGTATGGTCGTTCACGTCTCGCCTTCCTTTGTCGAATCGGTTAGCGTTGCTTACGTCAAGCTAGCAAAGCAAATCGGGTTCTTTCCATGAGCGTTCGCCGCACCATATACACAGGCCAAGACGCGATGCGCACCAACTTTGCCAAGGTGCATGACTTGCTACAGGATTTGTCTGCGGCTGGTCATATCAGCGGAAAGCTCAGTGACGTGCAACTTGACAACCTCACGCGGCTTCTTGTCGAGCGCGGGATAACCCTGCCCGAGGTCGGAAGCATCGCCACGCAATACTCGGCAGATACCAAGGTGCCTCTGGACGTTTCCCTTGTCGGCGGCGAAACAGCGGTGCACTATGCCATGCAGGTACAGCAGCAATACACCGATGGCCGGGATACTGCCAATGCCCCCAATTTCGCAGTGCGCTTTCCGGCAGAGGCAGAGCTTATAATTCGCAGGCAGACGGTAGGTTCGCTGCTTCTCTTGCAAGCCTCCAACATGGCTCAGTTTTACGAGAATGATTACGACAGCCATTTCGGCAGAGCGTTTCTCGCTGCCGTGGGGGCTAAGACTCCGCCCAATCTTTCCCCCACTCAAGTGTGCTACGCGATGCTGTTCGCAACTTTCTATGTGCTGCATCACCATATAGGCATTTTGCGTCACTACACAGATACGTCCAGCGGAGCCTACATAGGCGTGAATTTCGTCTATGAGCGCAAGCGTAGTGAAAACAAGTACGTCGATGATTACACACTTACAATCGATTGCAGGCGCATGCCATACCCGCAAAATACCGCATGCAGATCGGCGGCAACCATACTGGCTCACTTCATCGACAGTTTCGAGGACATGGCCTACATCGATTACTACAATAGAATCGTCGCCCCCGTGCAGCGCGGTTTGAATCTATTCTCCATTGACAAGGTGGTAACACTCCATGCCGACCAAGGCCAATCTCAACAAGACGTTTGAAAGTGAACGCAAGCAAGGCCGCAGCAAGCGATTGCAGGGCATTGCGCTCGACGTTTACCGCTTCATCGAAAACAACCCGCTGTGCACCCGCGACGATGTGTCGCGCGGGTTGGACATGAAAACATCCACTGCTACCGCTCGTATCAAGGAACTGATCGATGACGGCTTCGTTGTCGAACCTTCCGGCCAGCGGCGCGTCAACCGTTCTGGTGTAAGCTCGCGCTGCCTTCTCGCAAGTGATCGTCCGCAGGGCGGTGCACCGCTCGACAAGATACGAATTCGCGTGACTCTTACAATCGATCACAACGGGGTATACGGGGCCAAGGCGGAAGTCGTGGACGGCGAAAAGCAATCTGGCCGTACGATGGCGCTTGCCGATAAGGTCGTCACCATAGCGGCACCGCACCCTGAAAACTACGCGGAGGAAGCCAAGCGGGTTGACGACGATTTTGCGCCTATGTCGCGGGTATCCAAGACAGAAATCATCGAAACCGGATTTGACGTAATCGAGGGGGACTTCACGGAAGTCTCTGATTGATTTTCCTTTTTTGCTGGTCTATAGTTGCCACGACATTTCCATGACTACGGGCAGCTTCATGACCAAGATCGCAAAAGATAAACACACGATAGGGGTGCTGGGAGTTCGAGACTTTCGCGGCACACTCTACAAAAACGACGACTATGTAACCGACATCATGGACATGCACGTTCAGAGGTTGGGGACAACTTACGACAAGGTTGCGGTCGTCACGGGCGGCGGCAAGGGCGTCGAGCAGATGGTCATCGAATGGTGCAAAACCGTCAGCATCGATGTCACGACGATACCTCCGAATCGTCGTGAGCTTGGTGACCAGAAAGCCTTTGCGGAACGCAACGTCAACGTGCTTTCTGCCTCGCAGGAACTCATCATCTTTTGGGATGGCTATATCGACAATCTGATCCAGATCGTTCGAACGGCAATGTTCCAACAGAAGCCTGTTCACGTCATCCCGCTTATGTGAGGACATCATGGCCGGAGAATGGAAGCACCGTAATGTCGCGGCCAATGCGCCGCGTCTTCGCATTTTGTTGGACGCAGTTTATGTGCAGGTTGCGAACTTGCATTCGTCGTCCACCTACAACAAGTACGTCTCTCTCGTGAAGGAACTCGTCAAGCGCGGCCACTACGTCTATTGGATGTTGCCGGATGTCGAGTACAACCCGAACGAAATCGAGAACCACCCAAACGTGGGCATCATCCGCACAGCCTACATTCAGGACCAGTTCATCGTTGACGGCATCCTGACCGATGACTTTTTCAACATGTTCAACCGCATCGCCGGGCGCTACCACATTGACCTGATCTGCACGTCGCGCACGGGCGCGGCAGGGGCCATGAAACGGTCGCTCGAAAGCCCGCGCTTCCACGACAAGGGTACAGACTTCACCGACAAACACTATGGTTTGCCCATGGTCGTGATCGAAGAGTTTCCGCAGACGCCGAAACGGTCTCATGTTGGAGAGACGTACTGGCTCATGCAGTGCATGGGCTACATGGCGGCTGACGGCACCGTGTTCATTTCGGACCACAACCGTACCGAAGTTACGGAAAGCATGCAGGGCATCTTTACGAACAGCAAGATCAGCAAGTTCGTGGACAAGACGCTCATCGTGCCTTCCGGTATTGAAACGGACGAATTGGACAAGATTTACGAGTCCGATCGGTGGAAGGTCGAAAGCGGGTTCCGCGTTCTGTCGGTCGGTCGTATCATGGGCGTGTCATACCGCGATCATCTTGCGTGGTTCGACTACATTTACAAGGCAGGGATCGACGCCAAGCTGATCGTTTCGCTTTCCGGCGGTCTCGGCGGTCCAATGCGCAAAGCTCTTGAGAAGATCGGCGTTATCTTCGATGAGCATCACCCGCAGTACCAGCTTATCGAAAACAACCCGAGGAACAGCTTCCTTCGGCTCTTGCGCACCGTGCACTGCGGCATCGCCCCCATGTCACACCTTGATTGCCCCGTTGGCTTGTCGGAAGCTATCTACATGGGTGTGCCGTGCATCATGCCCGAGGCCGACTACCAACAGACCTTCTTCCCTGACTACCCGTACGTCATCAAGCCGTCCGATAAGGCCGCATTGCTCATGCACTTGAAGGACATCAAAAACGATCCCGAGGAAGCCCGCCGCAAGATCGAACCTTGGCGGCAACAGATGCGAGAGACGTTCAACGCGCCAAAGAACATTGCAGTGCTTTGCGACTACCTAGAAGAGAGAGCGCGGGAACCACTCAACAGGTTCAAGACATCAGGCGCTATCCTGCAATTCCTTTCCGAATTGGAAGGAGAACGCTACACCATCGGGGATGTGGTCGAGTTTCTTCGCGAAAGCGGGAACATGGGCATCAGCATCGGCAATCTCGACATCCGGTCAACTTTCACCTATGGTAGGTCTGTCGTAAATCATTCCATGAGGTACAGCGATTACATCGATCTTTGCGATGGACCGTTGGAAACCTTCGTCCGCAAGGATGTGTTCGATAAGGAATACGCCAATGCCAATAATTCGCAGAACAGAAAAGCTGGCGGCACTGCAAAAAAGATGCCCGCGTTGCGGCGAGGTAAAGTGCTCAAACGATTTCCAGAGAAGCCGTCGAAACCCTGACGGCCTACAGGACCGTTGCCGCGCTTGTCAGAACGCCCTCACAGCAGCCCGTAACGCTACGCCGGAAGGTCGCATAAAGCACCGTCGCTACAATCGATTGCACATGCAGAGGAATCGCGAATACTACGCGGCCAACGACTTTACAGGCAACGAACGATCAGCGGCCTTCCAGCGGCGAAACAAGGACGTAAAAGCGGCGCACGATGCCGTTTACCGCGCGTTAAAATCGGGAAAGCTTACGCGCGGCCCTTGCGAACAATGCGGCGACCCCGACACTCAAGCGCATCACGACGATTACAGTATGCCGCTCAGCGTGCGTTGGTTATGCCTTACTCACCACTACCATCATCATGTGCAGGAAAGAGAACATGCCCGTACGCACCAAGCCGCAGAATAGCCAAGTCACCAAGCGCCCCCCGGCTCCTGAACCGACAAAGCCCATCAAGCCTGCGGCGCTTGAGGTTCTGGACATTCCTGTCGATCTGCTTGTTCCCGACGAAGACAACCCCAACGTCATGAACGAAGCCACGTTCGATCTGCTTGTCGAGGAAATCAAGGAACAGGGGTTTGACGAACCCATCCAAGTGCGGCCACATCCCACGCAGGAGGGCTACTATCAGATCGGTTCCGGCCACCACCGCGTCAAGGCGGCGATGGTTCTTCGCATGGCGACCGTTCCTGCGGTCATCAAGCACTGGTCGGATCGTGAACAGAAACTTGCGCTGACCAAGCGTAACGTGCTGCGAGGCTCACTGGATCGAATGAAATTCAAGAAGCTCTACGAAGACCTTGCCAAGGGGCGCGATCCTTCTGTTGTGCAACGTGAACTCGGCTTCACCGACCCTAAGCAAGTGAACGTGCTGATCGATCAAGCCAAGAAAAACATGACGCCCGCACAGCGCAAGAAGCTTGACGAGGCCAAAGAGAACATCAAGACGCTGGACGATCTGTCGTCGGTGTTGAACAAGATTTTCAAGGAAAGCGGCTCGGAAATCGAGGAAGGGTATGTCGTCTTCTCCTTCGGCGGCAAGAAACACCACTACATCAAGATCGATGCGGCGACCAACACCAAGCTTGAAGCTCTCAAGGCAGAGGCGGAAGCCAAGGGCATCGACATGCGAGACTTCTTGCAATCGATTGTAGCTTCGGCTACTCTCCAAGGCTACGCGCCGACCAAGCCTGCGGCGAAGAAAAAGCTGATCCGTAAGCCGAAGGGGTAAACCATGGCCTTGCGCCCAACGAAAAAAATCCTCAAGCCCGTCCGCAAGTTGAAGCGCACCATTGAACTCAAAAGCACCAAGGAAGCGGAGACGGCGACCGAGAGACAGCGCAGGACGGCTGTTCGGTTCATCACGAACAATCCCTATTACTCCGTGATTCTCAAGATGCTGCAAGCGGGGCATCCGAACCAGAGAATTGCGGAGTGGGGAATCCATCGGAACATCTTTGACGCCAATCACAAGACCGTCATCGGATACCTGCAATACTTCCGCAAGTCACATCCCGAGCTTTGTCGCCCGCGCCCCAAGGACGAAGACGAAAACGACCTCGACAAGCTGTTCGAAGGGCACATCCTTATCGCGGACGAAGAGACGGAATTGCTGCGGCTCATCGCCCTACAGAAAGCCCGCCTCGGCATCGGCTACATGAATGAAAAGCGCATGAACATGCTGCTTCGTGACAACCGAAAGGAAGTCACCGAGCTTCGTGAACTCATCATGGAGCTTGCCCGTTTGCGCGGCCTTGTGAAGGATTCCTTCAACGTCAACGTGAACTACGGCGATACCGTCAAACAGGATTTGGCGACAATCAAGCAAGACGAGCAGAATCGCAACGTCATTGCGAACCTTGTTGCCGACTTTGTGAGCGTCGTGCAAGATGGCTAAGCATTTTCTGCTTCACCCGAAGACCAAGACGCGGCTGGTCAAGCCGTCTCTCTCCGTATCGTACGAGTTTCACCAAAAGGAACTCGCGGTGCAGGACACGCTTCGGGCGCTGCATTCCGAAATCAAGCAACTGTCCGACCCGCTTTTGCGGGAACAGTACGAGCAAGCAATCCTAGAATGTGCGGTTGACGGTGATCTTGAACGCATGACCGTTCTTGCCCGCTATCGTCGCGGCGTCGTACCTCTGGACGAGTTCATGTACTCTGCCACCTATCTTGGGGTGCAGAAGGACGAAATCTACCCGGCTGTGCTTGAGACACTTGAAGCCCTCGAAACTGAACAGTACGTTGAAGCGGTACTGAAAGGGTCCATCGGTACTGGTAAGACCACAACGGCCAACCTCGGCATTGTGCGGCAAATCTACAAGCTGTCCTGCATGCGTAACCCGCAGCAGACTTTCGGTATCCAGCGGCATTCGTCCATCGTGTTCACGATCCAGTCGGTGCGTTTGTCCACAGCGAAGCGGGCCGTGTTCGAGGAACTTGGCAAGTTCATTCACAACTCGCCATACTTCAACGAGATTTACCCCTACGACAAGCGTATCGCGTCGAGTATGTATTTCCGCGAACAGCATGTGCAGGTTCTCCCGGTTTCGTCGTCAGACACGGGCGCTATCTCCATGAACGTGATCGGCGGGATGCTGGACGAAGTTAACTTCATGGAGCGCGTCAAAAACTCCAAGAACGCGAACGCCGAAGAAACGGGCGAGTATGACCAAGCCAAGACACTCTACCTCACGCTGTCCAAGCGGCGGCGGTCGCGTTTCCAGCACAAAGGCAAGTTGCCGGGAACCCTCTTCCTTGTGTCATCATCCCGCTACCCCGACGACTTCACCGAGGTAAAAGCTCTTGAAGCCAAAATGTGCGGTGGCGAAGACGACTCCATCTATGTGTCGTCCAAATCCCTTTGGGAAGGCCGTGGCCGGGACAAGTACGCCGACGAAGAGTTTCGTGTGCTGATCGGTAACGAGCGTATGCGGTCCCGTATCCTCGAAGATCATGAGGTAGTGCCGGAAGGCTTGCAGGTTCTCAACGTACCTGTCGATCTGCGCATCGAATTCGAGAAGGACATTTCCGGCGCTATCCGTGACTTTGGCGGCTTGACCACACTTGCCACCACGCCGTTCATCCACAATCGCGAATCGCTGTTCGAGTGCATGGAACTGGCCGACAAGTACGCTTACGCAAGCTGCCTGTCGCTTGACGAAATCGATCTGGACATTGGACAGCCAATCGTCGTGCCGGAACGTGTGCGCCATGATGTACGCCAGATGCGCGTTGCCCATGTTGACCTTGCACTTACGGGGGACAGCGCGGGGCTTGCCGTGGGCCACATCGCGGGAACCCGAACCATTGAACGCATGCGACCTGATTCCGGCGAAA